CTGGGACAGCCGGGCGGATGCTGACGAGGCAAGGAGCTCTTGGGACAGCCGGGCGGATGCTGACGAGGCAAGGAGCTCTTGGGACAGCCGGGCGGATGCTGACGAGGCAAGGAGCTCTTGGGACAGTCGAGCGGATGCTGACGAGGCAAGGAGCTCTTGGGACAGCCGAGCGGATGCTGACGAGGCAAGGAATTCCTGAGACAGGCGGGCGGATACTGATGAGGCAAGGAATTCCTGAGACAGGCGGGCGGATACTGATGAGGCAAGGAATTGCTGAGACAGCTTCGCCGCTGTAGATACCTGTTTCTCGTAAAGCCCTGAAAAGGCCGATGCGGATTTCTGCATCTTTTGTAACTGACGAGCGAGATCGGCTGAGATGCCTAGGCTTACGCCCATAGAGGTACTGGCTTTCTTAGACTTATCAGACGAGTCGCTCATATCTGTGGCAATCTACCACATTTAATCCCCATTTAATTCCCCCCCTGTCCGCCTTTCTCCCCCCTCCCTACCCGGTAGGGGCGATCCACCCCTTTCAACGCCTCACAGGGCTGCTCAGGCGGCCAGCCAATATCATCCCCCCGACGCTCTCTCCAGATGCTCCTGCAGGATATCCAGTATCTCCACCCGGTCTTCTTCCGTCAGCCCGAGGGGTGGCCGGGCGGGGATGCCGCGCTCTTCATCCCCGAACTGGTGGGTAGCGCCGTAGATGCGGTCGGTGCCGAACTCCAGCCCATCGGGGGCGGTCTGGTAGCGCAGCAGGTCGCGCAGGTCGCCCTCCAGCACCAGTATCTTGTTCTGGTTCTTCTTCTTGCGCTTTACGGTCTTGGGGGCGAGCGGGGCCCAGGGGGTGCCGTCTGCGGCTTCTTGCCTGGCCCAGCGCTCGCGGTGGCTGTTGAGCAGGTACTCACCGATATCTGCAAAGGGCGCATCAAGGTTTTGCCCCACCTCAAGCAGTTGCTGTAGCACCTTTTTGGCGGCGCTGTCGTTTTCAATGTCTATATAAATACTGGCACCGGCCATGACATGCTCCTATAATATGTGTTCGATGTTGCGGGGAGGGTCCGGCCCTTACGATACGCACCATCCGCCGACCCTCGCCGAGAGGGGGTCACGGCCTCAATTCTGCCTGCCGTAGATCAGCATCCCCAGTCTGCGCTTCTGTATCTCCTTGACCCGGCTCATGGGGATAAACGTCAGTGCCTCCAGCACCCCACGGCTGGCATTAGCCACCAGAGTTAGTCCCTTGTCTGAACGCCCTGGCAGCTCCACGGCCTTGATAACACGCATTCTCAATACATACCGTCCGCTGCCCTTGTGGCGCTCGAACGTGGCCCAGACTTCGAACGGGTCGGTCAGGGCCTCTTCCAGGAGCGGCAGGAACTCGGAACGTTTGATGTCGATATGGCTGCCCAGCGCCTCGGCGTTGATCAGCACGGGAAGCCCGCCAACGTTGTAGACCTTCTCATCACCCTCCAGCTGCTTGCGTAGCGCGACCACTACCTCTTCCTGGTCGTGGTAGTGCTTGCCGACGTTCGCCTGCGGCTTGTCAAAGGGGATAACGGCGGGGCGGTCATAGGTGGCAGGTCGACCAGAGGTGAGCTGCTCCCAGGCGTCGCGCCCCTGGGCGCGCCAGGTGTCCATCGCCTCCTGTGAGAGCTGTCGGCCCCAGGCAGCCTGGCCAGGGTTATAGGCAAAGCCGGGGTCAATGCCTTTGGGTACCCGCACGGTACGAGGCGTGGGGCCACGTGTGCCAACGGTTTGCTCCTCCCATTCAATGGGTGGGGCGGTATCTGGCCCGCTCTTTCCAACACGTTTTAAATCGCGTTCACTCAAGCTCTCCATGTAGCAATGACAACCCCAGCCATTCTGCGGCCAGTGGGTACTCACCCACGGATCATCAATCGGTAATATGATGCCATCCCATGCCACGTGCTCTGGCCTGGGATGATCAACGGAGTCGTTGTGGCGGTAGCGCACATAGGGGCGGGTGCGCTTGACCTGCTGCACTTGATGATATCGACCCGCATTGTAGGACTGGCGCAAGTTGGTGTCGTAGATGACGCGAGTGCGCCAACCCCGACCGCCGTTGTAGGGCCATCCATGTGTGGCAACGATCTGGTCGAACTGCTTGCGGAACTCGGCCAGGGTGGTGCCCTGGGTGATGGCCTGGTCGACGGCGCCGCGCAGGTCGGTGAGTAGATCCTCTTTCATCGCCCCGGACACGACGAAGGCGCGGGCGTGCATCCCCTCCCAGATATCGGTCCAGGCGGCGGTGGGCAGATTGACCTTGTCGCGGAAGAAGGTGATCTGTTCCTGGAATGGGAGGGAGCCGTAATCAGCCAAGCCCCGCCTCCTGCAGGATATCGTGCCGCCCCGCCAGCTCGGCGGCGGTAAGTGCCTGGGCCATGATCTCGGCCAGGTCATCACCGTTCATATCGGGGTAGGCCTCAATGAGCTGGTCGCGCAGCTGCTCCAGGGAGTCGGCCTCATCAATGAGGCGGCGCACGGTGTCGATGAGGCCAGTGAGGGCGGCTGCGCCCTGCTGCTCCAGCTGGGCCCGCTGGGCATCCACCACGCCACCGGCATTTGATGCGTTGGCCTTCAATGCCGCTCGCACAGCTCCCCGCAACGGCTCGACCGGCTTCTTCTTCACCCACCCTTCGCCGTAGGTCTCCTGAATGTACTCCTCGGTGGGCTCAAAGCCCATGCTGTAGATCTTCTCATCGCGCTCGGCACGGGTGTTCATGTCCTCCTCTTCGTCGGTCTCGAACTTAAAGCGCGGGCAACGGCGCAGGCTGTTGATGCCACCGAGGTTGAGCACGGCCAGCGGGTAGACCAGATCACGGGTGAGGGTGGCGGCGATTTGCCGGGCATCAGCCACCAGCAGGTCGTGGCGTACCTCGTTGTGAACGTTGCCCAGGGCATTGGTGTTGGTGCCCTCGCCGGTACCGCTGGTGAGGGTGCCACCGAGGATCGCCTTGGACTCGCTGCGCTCTGCCCATTCGATCATCGCCTGGAACGGATCGGCTGCACCCTTGGCCGCCTCCTTAAACTCAATGCCCATCCCCTCAGGAATGATGCCGGCGGCAGCATGGCCGATGTTGACCACGGCACGCAGCAGGGTGGCCTTCTCATTATCACTGGCGCCCACCGGGTAGGTACCGAGGCGCAGCGGCAGACCGTAGATCTCCAGAAACTCGGCGAGATCCCGCACGCTGTAGTTCTTGAACAGGAACGGCCAGGCCAACACCCGGTGCAAACCGCCACGGGTGAGGTAGCCGCTCTTGGCCTGGTGGCGATGAACGATCCAGCCGAAGGGCTGCAGCGGCTCGCCGTCGGTACCCGTGCCGCGCAGGCGCAGCTCGGTGCGGGTATCGCGGTCTACAGTAAACCAGCGGTGGGGGCGGCACTGAATATCGGGCAGCCACTCGCGCCCCTCGCGCTGCCACTCCATCTCCAGGCAGGAGTAGCCGTGGCCGATGGCGCTGGCGGCATCGGTGATCACATCCTCAATGTCGAGATCCTGCATCATCTCCTGCAGCGCCTCGGCGGCCTTCTCTTCGGCGGCGCTGGCGTTACGCGGGGGAACGATGCCCCAGTCGAGCCCCAGCAGGGAGAGTTTGCGCTTTTGCATCTCGGCGAAGATGTGGGCGTCTTTCTCCTCCATGTCGTCGAACAGATCGCACTGGGCCAGCATGTCGCCCTGCTCGGCGTTCTGCAGAATACTGGCCAGCCGGGGCGGGGTGAGGCCGCGTGTAGGGTGGTTGGCAAACTCCGAGTGCAGTGATGCGACGCGGGCGGTTTGCGGCTCCTGGATGTCGGCCAGCTTGAACGGCTCGCCGGTGCGCGGATCGATGATGCGGGTTTGGGCCATCAGTTTGTCCTCAGTAACTTGTCCATCTGCCGGGGGGTGATCTCACGGGCCCCGGTCATGCGTGCGATGCTGATCTGCCCACCGGCAATGTGTGCCACCCGCCCCTCGATGGCGCGGGCTGGTATGCCCAGGCGGCGGCAGATCTCGCGCAGCTCTTTCTCACCTGCCGCGCCGGGTTGGTCTGAGACCAGGCGGCAGACGTGAAAGCGATACTTGCCCGTGGTGACGGGGGCGGGGGTGTCGAATAGCAATGCCATCACTCGCTCCTTACCAGCCGCCCTGGCCGCTGTAGCCGAGATCCGAATCACCCTCGATGTCGTCCCACTGGGAGCGGGCACTGGGGGCCTCGGTCCACTCGATGGGGGCGACCTCGCGCTTCATTGCCTTGTGGGCGAGGAACAGGGCGATAGCCGAGTCACCGTGGCGCTGCAGTCGGGGGCCGTCGCCTTTCTGGGTCTTGGACTTTGGCAGCTTGGCGATACCATCAATGAGGCGCAGGGCACGCAGATCGTCACGCACCTCAACATCCCTGGGGATATCGTCGAGAGTGCCATCCTGCAGGGCAGCCTTGAAGCGAGGCATGTGTTCCAGGTAGACGCTATCGGAGAGCATCACCTGCTCGATGCGGGCGGTGCCGTATTTCTGCGCCGCCTTCTCTGCCAGCCATTGGCCGTTGCCGCGTGCATCAAGACAGCCGCTGCGGAACCTGGGCAGGCGGTCGACGATATAGAAGAGGATCTGCCGCTGCTGCTCGAAGGGGCAGTTGGAGAGTTCCACTTGCAGCTTGACGCGGTTGACCAGGTCGCGCCCCTCTTCGAGGATGTCGAGCACGGTCAGGTCACCGAGGCGACCAAAGTCTTCACCAAAGGCATGATAGAGATCGGGATTAAGCGCCGCTAAAACGTCCTTTAAATTCTCATCACACCAGGCGTCCACCTCGGCCTCGCGCACGTGATCCGGCATGTAGGCGAACTCGGCTTCCCAGCGACCGCGCACCAGCGGGGTGGCGGGGTTCATGCGCGTCTCGATGAGGCCCATCGAGAGGTAGGCACCACCGGACTGAGAGGGGATGACGTCCAGCTCCTCGGCGGCGGCATCACCATAGAAGTTGTAGGCGTCTTCCACCCACTGCTCTTCACCGGCCTGTGTCCACTCAAGGCCACGGCGCAGACAGACGCGCCGATAGAGTCCGGCCTCGACCGCCTGACGGAAGGTGGTGCGGTGCACGCTGCCCTTGCGCTTACCGGCACGAACATCCTGGATCAGTTCGTTGAAAGCATTGTCCACCCCGTCGTGGGTGGAGATGATGCGCACCTTGTCACCCCACAGCAGCATGGCCATTGCGGCCTTGAGCATGGCGGCGAGGTCGTTGTGGAAGGCGGCCTCGTCGATGACGATCACCCCCTGCTTGCCTCGCAAGTTGGTGGGGCGGGAGCTGAGGGCGACGATGCGCTTGCCCGACTTGGGGAAGTCGATCTTGTAGCTCTTAATCTCTTTGTCGCCGTCGTGGAAGATGCCCTCCTCGATCTCCCCGGCGGCCTGATTGAAGGCGCGGGCCCACATGGCGCAGGCCTCAATGTATTCGATGGCCATGTCCTGGGTGGCGGAGATGTAGAAGACATTGGAGCCACTTTGAGCGGCGGCGATGAGTACATCGTCCGAGGCCTCGGCCCAGGTAAGGCCGATGCGGCGGGACTTCTCGCCCACCTTGAGCTGGGCGTCGTCGGCCACCCATGCCTGCTGATAAGAGAGCAACACCGGCGGGGCGGTGTTGGTGGTGGTGCTGGGTAGGGTGGTGGTGAGGAAGTCGGTCACGACTTCACCCCGAGGATCGCCCGGCGCAACTCCTGCACCGAGTCGGCAGAGAGGCCGCCCTGCTTGGCCACTTTCTCGGCGACTTCGGCGGCCTCTTTGCGGGCCTGCTGTTTAATCTCCTGCTCGCGCTTCACGTTTTCGCTGGCGGCCTTCTCCAGCCGCTCCATTGCGATGGCCATGTTCTTGAGCATCTTGGCCACCTCGGGTGCTTCTTCCTTGTCGATCTCACCCTGTTGCATCGTCATGGAGAGGTCAAAGGCGAGGGTGCGCAGGATCTCATTGACCAGGTGGCCGACCTGCCCCTGGGGCTGTGCACCGAGTTTAGCGATCCACATCTGGGCCACCTGGCGCGATTGACGTAGACGTTCGCCCACCTGTTCCATGCGCATGGAATAGCGGTTGACCGCGGACTTGCTGACGCGCTCCGGGTGGCCCACATTTTCGAGGATCGTGTTGATCTCTTTGGTCGCCTCCATCTGGGAGACACGGGGATCGCGCAACAGTGCCTGCAACTGCTCCAGGATATCGGGCGGGAGTTGTTCGATGGTGGAGGGGCGTGCCATCGGTTACTCCGAGTAGTTGACGGTGATGTGAACCAGACCACCGCCGTGGGCAATACCACGTGCGAACCAGTAACCTGTGGACCAGGCAACAGCAATGATTAAGGCAACAATTTGAACTGCCTTTAACCAGGACTTTGACTTCTCGCCACCTTTCATTGTCCAGGCCTCGGGCGTGCTACACCGGGAACGCGTGCACGCCCCAGGGCAACGTCTTCACCACGCCGTGTGAGCTTGGCAACATACATCCCCGACACTTGCTGCAGTTCGATGAGTCCCTGCTCACGCAACCACGCTAGATGATTGTGCAACTTGTCCCCACTAATGCCGTGACCAACGGCCTGCAACATACGGCCGAGCGTATGTTCGTTCTGACTGTAATCCGGGTCTTGCTCCAATGCCTGTAAAATAGATAGGCGTTGATCCTCGTTTACGATATCTGCAAAACTCATTTACGGCCTCCATTCAGCAGGTGATCGTTAATTAGCCCAAGAGTTCTATTCAGGGCCGTAAGCTCTCCCTCTATCTTCCCCATACCGCTGGCAATGGTGTTGACCTTTTCGTGTATGTCGCCGAGGTCATCATGGTTAGGGAGGTGGCGAACATCGTTCTCTAGCAATGTCACACGCTCCTGTAAACGTATAACGCGGTTGTCGACCCTATCTATCGCAGCCTTGTTTACCTTGGTGCGATTGACAATCCAGGTGTAGATGGCGAGGGCTACCATCACGAAGGTTTGAACCAGGTCGAACCAGATGCGGAATTGGCCGTAATCAAGATCCATGTTGTTGTTCCGTTCGTTCTCTTAGTGAAAGACAGTGCACGCAAATACCCACCTCAATGCGGTGGGCGGCAAGCGGCTCAAGGCAGTCGGGGCAGCAGGGCTCGCCATCGAGCATGTAGGGGGTATAGCGGCGTGCTGCCCGCTTCCTTACTTCTGCAATGGCGGCCTCACGCTCCTGTACCTCACGTCGTTGCGCCTGTTCGTATTGCCACTCGTCCATGCGTCACTCCGGTGGGGTGAGTGCGTTGGGTGAGATGGCATCGGTATGTGTTGCCTCAATAATGGCGACAAGCTCTTCAGCATAAACACGGCGTAGACGATCACGCTCTACCAGACGAAAGTAGGCATTGTCTGACAGGCAAATCAATTCATTTGCTGACACAGCAGGAAGCAATGGTCTGACAGGTAGAGGTAGCGGCTGTGAGACATAGCGAACAGACGATGGACTACAGGCAGGCAGGACGATCATCAGTGCCAGCATGGCGATAAGGAGGAGGAAAGACTGTATACCCTGATTCATGAGTCTCACCCTGCGTTGTCCAGATGATCGCGCAGGCCGGCCTCGACTTCACGCTTAAGAGTCTGCTGCTCACTGCGGTGGCGCTGCTGCACCTCTTCACGCGCCTGGTCAATGCGTTGTACGGCGACGGCAACGATGTTAGCCACCTCGGCACGTTGGCGTTGTTGCTTGGCCTCGGCCTGGTGGCGCTTGCTGCTGAGACGAAAGAAGACCGCCAGGGCGGCAGCAATGGCAGAGAAGAAGGCGAGGACTCTAGTCAGCATGGGGGTTCTCCTTTTCGGTCTTCTCACGCCCCCACCAAATTCCGAGCACAGCTCCGGCGGCGGCAGCAAACTCGGTACCACTCATAGGTGGGACTTCGCCGAGGCCGGGAACGGCAAGGCTAGCCAGGGCGAACTTGATGAGCACCACCGCCAGCGAGACGGTAACAAAGGTGAGGGTGATGGAGGGCTTGCCGCGAGAGTCTTTGAGGCCATACATTACGCTGCACCTTTAATGGCTGTTTCAACGGAGATTAAACCGGTGACATAGACCGTCTTCAGACGACCAAAGAGGCCAGAGAGCTTGGCGGCTGTGAGATTCATCTGGCGTGGCAGTTGGTTGTGCTGTGGCACGGAGACATGCACCCACTCACCAAACTCATGAATAAGCTGGTCATAGCCCTTGCAGTTATCACGAATCCACCGGGCTACCTCTAGCGGTGTATGGCCCGGCACTACAAAGTCTGCCGCCTGGCAGGTGAGGTGCTGGCTGGTTTTAGAGCCCTTGATCAATTTGTTGAGTTTGGCCGGTCGGTAGCCGCTGGTAATAGAGACAGGGCCGAAGTGGTTACGCACAGGCTGCAGCACATCGCGACAGAGGCGCTTGAGGTTGGCGTGAAACACGCCACCCTCGACAATGGTCATATCGATGCCGTGACGGGTGGCCGTCTGCGAGCGCTGGAACTCGTCGAGGTAGAAATTCTTGGAGAGCTGGATTCTTTTCATGCGGGCTATAATGGCCCGCAGGTGTGGTATATATGGATTAAAGCGTTTTAATGGAGGACGTGGTAAGTGGTATCATCAGGTATCCGGCCATTGCACTTGGTGCGGCGGCATTAGTGATTGCTATATATTTGTATCAGTTCAATGATGGCTTGTCGAATAACCGGCAGATATCAAATTAGGCCTACCCCCTTTAATGGGGAGAGTAAGTTTTTACACTGACCCCAAATATCGAAGTAGTGATATTCTAATATACTGTTAGTCCACGATGTGGATATGTCCAAAATACAATGGTCGATGTAAGGAACACCGGGATGGTTGCAGAGACACAGAACGCTAGTCTACACCGGGCGAAGGGTGCCAAGGAGGACGAGTTCTACACGCAACTCGAAGACGTGGAGCGTGAACTGAAGCACTACCGAAAGCATTTCAAGGGGAAGGTTGTCTACTGCAACTGTGACGACCCAAGGGTTTCCGCCTTCTTCCACTACTTCTCATACAACTTCGAAAAGTTGGGTCTCAAAAAGCTGATAGCGACGTGCTACAAGAACCATGAACGCGACCTGTTCAGCACGCATGACAGCGAACGTGCGATCTTCCTTGAGTACGAGGGCGACAAGAATGGTGACCGTATCCCCGGCGATGATGAGATTGAGGTAAAACACCTCGTCGGTGATGGTGACTTCCGGAGTGCAGAAGCGATTGAACTTTTGAAGCAGGCAGACATCGTTGTTACGAATCCTCCCTTCTCTCTCTTCCGAGAGTTTGTCGCGCAACTCAATATGTATAACAAAAAGTTCATCATATTGGCGAACCAAAACGCCATTACTTACAAGGAAATTTTTCCCCTCCTTCAAAAGGGGAAGATATGGGTGGGCGCAAACAGCGGAGACATGAGTTTTCGGGTTCCCGATCATTATACACCAAGAGCAACGCGGTTCTGGGTGGACGAAGATGGTCAAAAGTGGCGGAGCTTCGGGAACATGTGCTGGTTCACTAACCTGGACTACAAAAAGAGACACGAGGATCTTACCCTCTACAAGACCTACACCCCTGATGAATACCCAAAGTATGACAACTTTGACGCGATAGAAGTTAGCAAAGTTGCAGATATCCCCATAGATTACGAGGGCGTAATGGGGGTCACAATTGGGTTTCTTACCAAGCACAATCCTGATCAGTTTGAGATCGTTGGTATTACCAAGACTTGGTATGGCGGCGCAACTAAGATATATCCACAGCAAACACAAGTAAGCACAAACGGCAAGACTAGTCAGGTTGGGAAGCTCAATGATGGTCCTGTTTTGAGGGTGGACTCACCACCGACGGAAAAAACTTACTACAAAGTAGACGGTGAGTGCTATGTACAGATGTATGCTCGCGTATTGATTCGGAACAAGAAGGTTGAAGCCTGATGGAAATCGAACTCAAGAAAATCCGCGTTGAGGAATTGGTAGAAGACTACCAGGATGACGCCGAGGACGGTGTGCTCGGATACAGCGGCAAACTCGACATTCGTCCGCCCTACCAGCGCGAGTTCGTCTACGATGCCAAAGAGCGGAACAAGGTCATTGACACGCTGACCCAAGACTTCCCACTGAACGTCATGTACTGGTCTGTGCGAGATGATGGAACCTACGAAGTAATCGACGGGCAGCAGCGAACCATCTCCATCTGCCAGTACGTCGATGGCGAGTTTGCATGGAATGACCTCTACTTTCATAACCTTACCGACGACCAGCAGGAGCAAATCCTCAACTATGAATTGATGGTCTACTTCTGCCAGGGCACGGACAGCGAGCGGTTGGCATGGTTCGAGACCATCAACATCGCCGGAAAGGTATTGACTAAACAGGAACTTCGCAACGCGACGTATGCGGGGCCGTGGCTGTCGGACGCCAAGAAGCATTTCAGTAAGACCGGTTGCCCCGCGTACCAGGTCGGTGGCGATCTCATGAAGGGATCGCCCATTCGCCAAGAGTACCTCGAAACTGTCCTTGACTGGATCAGTGACGGAAACATTCGGGAGTACATGGGAAAACACCAGCACAACTCCAAGGCGAACGAATTGTGGGTGTACTTCCAAAACGTGGTTGCGTGGGTGAGGGCAACCTTTCCGGTGGAGCGCAAGAAGGAAATGAAAGGGCAACCGTGGGGTGTGCTCTACAACGAGTACAAAGACGTGGCTCTCGATCCTGACGAACTTGAGGATCGCATCTCAGCGCTCATCCAAGACCCGGACGTAACGAACCATCGCGGCGTTTACCTCTACGTACTGAACGGTAAGGAGAAGCATCTCAACATCCGCCAGTTCGATGAGAGGATGCGTCGTTCAGCGTTTGAGCGGCAGAAGGGCGTGTGTCCGGACTGCGGCAACACCTTCAAGATAGATGAGATGGAGGCAGACCATATCACGCCGTGGCACGAGGGCGGTAAGACTGAGGCGGACAACTGTCAGATGCTCTGCATCCAAGACAACCGAAAAAAGGGAGGGAAATGATCCGGCCTAGGCCTAGTAAGGGTGATCATTCAAACATATCCCCCTGCACCCTGGCCACATGCATCCCTCTCTGCTCCCGTATGATGTTATAGACCTGCACCTCGGTTAAATCATACTTCTGTGCCAGGGCGGGCACGTTGCGACCGTTGAACTCCAGCCATATCTGGTTATCGCGCAGGGCAAGGCGCAGTTTCTCATCCTTGGGCAGGTAGGTGAGGCGCCCGCCGAAGTAGTGGGCAATGACGGTGATTACCTGTGTGGCCTCGGCGGATGCCTCCTCCGCACTCATCTTGCGGCGACGCTGGAAGTGTTCTGCCAGCACGTCGATCATGTCGGCCAGTAGCTTTGGCCAACGGTGCTTGCTCTGCTCGGCATCTTCCATGTGCTCCAGGAGCTGGTCGAGGCCTTCGGTGTCTTTGAACAGTTCGTTCTGCATCAACCTTCCCCAGTTCTGCCTACAAGCTCGTTGCTAATGGCACGCAACCAACTCCGGTTGCGCTCCCAGCCCCTCGGCAGCTTGGGGAACAGCTTTCGCAGGTAGGCCCTATCCTTCCCCAGGTGCTCCAGGTAAAGATCCACCCCGGCTAGTAGCCCGCGCTTTTCCCGCTCGACAGAGAGGGCGGCGATGATGGCCCGCCAGTGTTTGTCGCCCTTTACCCAGGCGAGCTTCTCCACTCCGGGGTCTTTCTCCAGCTCTGGATTGCCCCTACCGCCAGTGATGTTGCGGGCGATGGTGTCGGCATAGCTCCAGGGCAGGCCCATATCGGCAAGCAGCGCCTCGACCTTGGTGATGTACTCCGGCAGGCGGTCGTAGTTGTGCGGTCGCGTGCCAGCTTTTTTCGGGCGCTCGAACGTAGCCCCGCACTTGACCAGGTGTTTGATCACCGCGTGGCGCTGGTGTTCGTCGAGGTCTTTGGCGGAGCGCACGCGGGCCACTGTCCACAGCATGTCGCGGTAGGCATCGTCCCCCAGGGCGAGTTGTTTCTTGCCCAGGTGGATCTTGGCCAGTTCGGCGTTGCGAGTACTCATGTGGCCGCGCGCCTTTTTGCAGGGCTAATAACAAACTGCTGGCATGGCGCATTCGCATTGAGTTTTCTGGCGAAACCCTGTGCATACTTCTGCACCGATGCCCTAGTACCGGCACGGGTGCCGCGCATCACTTCACCAGCAGGCCCCATCACCGTGTAGCGGTGATACGTTTTGCCATCCTCTTTCGTACACCTGCCCATGACGATGCTAAAGGGCTGCCTCTTTCGAGCCATTGCTCTGCTCCTCCATTTTTTCCCGCTCGGCCGCATAGGTGTCGTAGTCGATCACCTCAATCGATTCGCACGTCTTCCTGATGTGACGGATAAACGGCAGTGGTCGATTCCAACTTGGATCTGGCCAGACGTAGTGGTCGTAGTAGCCGCGTTTTCTGCACTCTCTTTTTCCGAGTAACTTCTCCCATAGCTTCAACTCCTTTTGCCTCATCCTGGCGCGTTTGCGTGGCATCCAGAATCGGCGGGCCTCTTCTGACATCTCTCGTTTGTCGTCACCTGTGAGTGATGGCAACCACTCGCCCTTGAAGCGCCAGCCGTTGACACTGGTGATGATTTTCAGCCGATTCTTGTCTGTTCGTCTGAGGCTGGCTGTGACAAGGTAGCCATCACAGCGCAGGAAGACGGTATCGAAGAGGCTGTCGAGTCGCTTGGCGATGTCGTCCCACTCTGCCTTGCTGGGTTGTTGCTTCATCGGGCTGTCCTCTTATTGGTGGACCACGTAATCTCAGTACCAGGTAAGGGGTGGCGTCCCACCCGCTCAGGCCGACGTCTATCTGGCTGTATTGACGACGGCCAACTGGGGGTGGCGACGGCCTCCCTTCGTTTGCACACCCAGAATCGGTCCGCCCTCTGACAGGGTGCGGATCATGATCACGTTGAGCAGTTGGAACAGCACCAGGGCGATGGCCTGCATGAGAATGATGGCCTGGCGCTGCCATGCCATGCGCTCTGGCTCGGCGCTGGTAAGCTGGCGGAGTTCGGCACGGGCAGCGGTGAGCTGCTGCTGTGTGCTGTCGATACGGCCAGACCAGCCGATGCGCTTTTCGCTATTGCTTAAAAAGGTGTTTAACGCCTGTTCAAGGGCGGCGACCTCTGCGGTAATCACCGTCCGTTGTTCGGCGCTTTTATCGACGCTCACATGCTCTTCCACCAGTGGGGCGGAGACCTGATAGAGCGGCCCGGCCAGTACCAGCACGGTGGCAACGGCGCCGAGGCTGCGAATAGAGAAGCGCGGATGGCTCCAGCACCACAGGGCGGCGCCCTCCAGTAGTAGCGACCAGGCCCAGCCGGTGAGGGGGTCGACCACCTCCGTCCAGAACAGAATGGCGTGGTATTGCAGCAGGGCAACACCGCCAATGAGGATCAGGGCTGCGGATATCTTGCGTGGGTTCAGTGCTTTCATGATGGCTTCTCCTTTATGCGGCCTGCTCGACTTCCTTGAGCAGGGCGTTGACGAGTTTGTCTACCTCAGTATCAACCGGTTTGATCATCACCACGTCTTCGTCGTCTGTGAGAGTGATGCCGAGGCGCTTGAGATCGGTAACGGTGAGGTCTGCGACGCTGGGCTTGTAGACACTCTCCTTGACGTTAATCATCAGCTCTTGCTGTGCTTCTGGCAGCAGCTTGCGGATGCGCGCAATCACGGCTTCTTCATCGTCGATGACGACCTTTCCCTTCTGCTTCATGTAGCCCACGCGCACACCCTTGATGGTTTGCGTCTTGGGTTTGGTAAAAAGCATGGGCGAATCTTCCAGAGCGGCCTTAAGTTTTGCGTGTGTCTCGCCCACATCACCGACCGCCTTACGGATAACCGGCAGCACCGGGTGTTTTACGCGCTCCAGTTCGGCCTGCAGTTCGGTGACCACACCTGCTAGGAAGGCACGGGCATCGGCGTAGTCGCGGGTGAGTTTTTCGATATCTGTCATTGTTGCCATGTGGGCCTCCTCAGGTTGGCAGGTGGAGCTGTCCGCGCAGGTCGGGCAGCGATACACGTTTCATGGCGGCGACCTGTTTGAGGGAGGTCATCGCCCTGTCATAAAGGTATTCGCAAGTGGCCTGCAGTTCGGCATCTGTCTCTGCGATGAAGTAGCCACGCGCCGGGTGGGCACAGATGTGGTGGCCCTCTTCGCGCAGGCTGGTGACGTGGGCACGCAGCAGCCTCTCTGCTACCGTGTCGGTACCAATTGACCCCGTCATTTCGGCCACCAATTCAGCAGCCGTTGCACCATTGCCCTCGCCGATGTGGCGACGCAGGGCAACCAGAACGTCGTCTTTGTTGAACAGCATGGCCTTACCCTCCAATGAACCTGCGAAGTGATGGCATCAAGTAGCTGAGCTTCTCTACGTTGATGCCCTGTGGCTTGCCGTCTACGGCCAATACCGGGCAGCCTGCCTCGACGCCCAGCGGCACGTTACCGTAACCATCTTCATCCAGTGAGGGATCGGCATGCCTGATCACTTTGTGATCACACTGTTCACACAGCCCCTCGATGAGGTGGTGATCTACAATGCCGCACCCCTCACATCTGCCGATTTCCTGCTCCATGTTCACCTCCTATGCTGCCCGGTTTGGGCTGGTTGTTTGCCACTGGATGAAGGCACCGGCGTAGGCCGCCTCCCAGGTGTATACAGTGCCGCTGGCAGTGTGCTCGCGCTTGAACCAGGAACCTGAAAGGCGCACGCACTGTTCGCACGGTTGCACCCAGATGATTGGACGCTGCTGGCTGATGGCTGCCTTGATAATGGTGAAGCCCTCTTTCTTCAGGCGTTCTACCGCCTGAAGCGCCTTGAAGGTGTTGGCGACCATGCGGCCGTTCTGTTTCTCAATGGCCTCTTTGCCCTTGAAAAGCTGGACGACTTCACTCACGGGCCACCTCCTGCAGGCTGGCCGCGCAGCCGATGAGCTGCATGCCGGAGATGGCGGCACGCTTGCCACCCACGGTGGCGACTAGAAGGTGATCGCCGTTGTGTTTAACGATGCTCAGTATGCAAGGCTGTCTGTTGTCGACCATGCCGCTGGCGACGGGCTGCTCATCAAGACTGTGCATCTTTTCAATGAGGTAGACGGGCAATTCCCTACCACTCATCATCATTGGGTTGTCACTCATTTGTTGTTCCCTCCCTTTCTGCTGTGTAGACAGGTACCGCTATGGCACGCCTTGAACAGGCGTACCCGTGTGGCGTTGGTAGCTGCGTAGGGCTGGCGCTGTTTTTCCAGGCAGATATGGGCGGCCAGCTCACCGAGCACAGGACAGTTAACGGTGGCGGCAAGAAAGGCCCCTTTTACTGCCTGTTCAACGGCGATTAAATCTCCCCTGTAGCTGTTACCCAGCACGGTGTTGACTACGGCAGGGCTGTAACCGATATCGTCCGCCACACGCTTCTGGCTGCTGGCGTCACACTGCTCGGCCATAACACGCACCCAGTCAGGCTGCTCATTACCCCAGGCGTTGGTGGCACGTGCGACGGCGCTCATGCCTCACCTCCCTGGCGGCTCCACACCACCTCGCGGGTGTTGGGGTCGTAGACCGCTTTAACGCGCTGGATCATCGGTGCAAGCGGCCCGGTATAACGCTGGGGGATAAAGCGGTAACGTGCCTGGCGACCGGGAGCCCCCTCCTGCATTTCTTTGAGGTAGTTGGCATAGTGCAGGTAGCGGATGTAGTCCTTGGCTGTGGTCTCGTTGACCTGTTCACCAGTACTGTTGACGATGCTGAGCAGCTCGGTGCGGTTGAACTCACCCAGTACGCGCATCGCCCGCCACATGCGTTCGTTGCCATCGCCCTGGGTGACTCGCTCGCCCTTGCGGGTGACACGCGGTGTCTCGTTACCGGCATCCTTGATCAGCTGCCAGCGGTTCTGCACGTAGCGGTTCGACTCATCGCATTCGCGGCGCTGACCTTCGGTGCGCTGCAGGTACCCGGCAAGGGTTAGCCCCTGCACGTAGGTTTTTACTGTGTCGCGGCTGCAGCGGCGTGCGTCATTCGCCTGCTTGCTTCGGGCGGTATCATTCACCCACTCCTCAATGTCGTTGATGGTGAACTGGCGCAGCTCACGGATAGCCGCCCATATGGCATCGCGGTGGGTGCGGTAGCCGTGGCGCAGGGTGCGATCTGCGGTGGCGCGGTGTCGTTGTTTGCTGGCCATCAGTGCTTCCTCCGCACGGTTTCGCCGGTGTAGATGTCAGCGCCATTGCCCCACTCGGCAAGGGTGAGGGTGTCGATACCGTTGGACAGGGCGAACTCCTGGGCACGCTCCAGATTGATGCAGACGCGGCGGGTGACACCTTTGGTGACCTTGACGATCTGCAGCAGCAGATCATCATCGATGTGAACCTCGCGGCAGTAGAGTTGGCGCAGCTGTTTTGCATCGGTCATGTCTACCGGTTGTGCCGCCTCCCAGCCGACCATGCGATTGTGAAAACGCTCCCACTGCTTGCGCAGATTAGCCTCTACCTGCTCTTCGCCGATGATAAGAATCGGGGTGCGACCGCTCCCCATGTAGATGTCGCGTACCAGGTCGACCATTCTTTTTTTCACTACGTAGTCGAATTCGTCGATGATGAGGGGACGATTGGTGATGGCCAGCTCTGCCGACACGCGGGCAACCATGTCTGAAATGGTGCCGCCACTGTCGAGCCCGATCTCGATACAGATGTTTTTGATGAGATCCTTGCGCGTCCAGCAGCTCAGGCACTCGACGTAGTAGGCACGGTAGCGGTTGGCGACGTAGGCGGCCCCCGTTGATTTACCGTAACCGCTGTAGCCGTAGAAGCCGACTATCGAATCCAGATAATTTGGACTGTTGATGGCCAGCTCCATCAGCTCCATACAGAGGCCGACATTTGCCAGGCTGGCGATGTTGTTGTAACCAGTAACGTTGACAGGGTCTGTCTGCTGACTCATTCTTATATCTCCAGTGTTGTTATATAGCCCGCCCTGCTAGGCGGGTTTTTCTTTGGGTTAAGCTCCCTCGATTGCTGTAACCCCAAAGTCTTCTGCCATCTTGCTGGCAGCCCGGTAGGCGGATGTTTTTTGGTACCCGCTCAACCATTTCCGATCGGCTTCACTCACGGCGCGCCCCTCATCCAGTCGCTGCTCCAGATCCACCGCACGCTGATACAGCTGGCGTGGGTCTTGGCGGGGCGCTATCTGTGTGACCTGTGCCCGTCGCTGGAGCGATTCGGCGGCAATGCGCCTGGCCGCTTCGCGTTGGCTGTTGGTGGTGGTAGTGGTGTTGGTGGTGTCTTGTGTGGCGGCGGCTTCGGCGGCGGCCTGCAGTGCCGGTGTGTTGTAGGTTTCGCCGCGTTTTGGCAGCTCGGCCACGTTGGCCTTGTTGCGGTGATGGGTCAGGATCTCGTCGGCGATCGCCTTGGTGTTTTGCTTCTTGGCGGCGGCCTTGAGTTCGCGCCGCTTCTCCTGAATGGCGGCCTTCTGAATCTCGCGGCCCTTGGCGGCCACTTCGCGGCGGTCGATGCCGGTATAGGCAGGGGCCTCTGCAATGCAGACGAAGGCACCGTTGCGGTCGAAGACGTAGATCTTGCCCAGGTCATCGGGGTCGTAGCGCACTTGCACGGTCTCGCCGACCAGCAGCCCCAGTTCCTGGTGGATGTACTCGATATTGTCGAGGGCGATGCCCTTCTTGGTAACGGTGCGTTGGCCGTTGTTGCTGGGTGCCTGGGCCAGCAGCACGTCGAGGGCTCGTTCGTTCTCGATGCGCTGGATGGGCTGGTTCCAGCTGTTGGCCACCTCGAACGGTGTGCGGTTATTGAGGCCGTTGTGTGAGCGGTGGTGGTAGATGTTCTCTACCCACTCGTCGCAAATGCGTTGCAGCTCGGCGGCGGTGAGTTTGACCTCGACTACCTCATTCTTTTTAAGCAGGCGGTCGGCGAAGGCCTTGCGCGCCTCGATGGCGCTACGCTCGGCAACGTTGTGGCCGATGTAGCCGTCGAGCAGCTCGACGATGTCGTGGCTAAAGGTGCGGAAGAAACGCTCGATGTGCGGTTTCTCCCATGCGCTGAATGGATTGCAAAACTCCTGCTCTATATGCAGCGAGCTGACCACGCGGCGGATGTGCATCGCTTTGTAGTCGCTGCCGTTGTCGGTCTTGATGGACTCGGGCACGCCCCAGCCGAGCAGGGCACGGCGAAGGATGGTGGCAACAGATATAGCCGTAGGCGTCTTGGTTACCAGTAGTTTGGTACGGCGGCTATACACGTCGATCACCCCGTTGATGGAGTGGCGGCCGTCGAGCAGCATCACATCGGCGGGAGTGCCGTCGAACTCCCACAGCTGATTCAGTGCGAAGACGTGCTCGGAGGCTGAGCCCATCGCCAGCATGTAGCGATTTTTCCATTCGTCGGGGTTGGCGGTGGCGGCAAGCAGTTGGGCGTTCTCTTTCTTCCAGCTGTTTAACCAGCGTTCAAACGCCTTTTTAGAGGGCAGCTCTACACTGGAATCGGCAAAGCGAGCCTCGGCAGAGCTGTACAGGTGTGTGGCACCGCAGTGCGGGTGGTCGGTGACCATTGCCACGCAAAAGGTTTGCAGTTCTGGCTGTGTATCTATCTTGCTGCTGCCCTTGCGGTTGCTTCCGCGTTTGTCGACGAGCCCGATGGCACCATTTTCGTGCAGCCTATCTTTCCAGCGATAGACCGTGGCATAGGAGACGCTGGGGATGATGTTCAGCAACCACTCTTCGGTCTGAATACCTCCGCTGTTGTACAGCTCACAGAATGAGTCGATGGCATCGGTGGTGATGAGCTGTGACTTGGCGCTGTACTCATCGAGCATCGCCAGCACACACAGGCGGGCATCCATGCTGCTGCGCTGGCCTCTATTTAGCGCAGTGGCAGCGGCCAGGCCTGCCTCACGCTCACGCTGGTTTACCTTCTCATCGATGCGCCGGCGCATTGCCAGTTGGCGACCGGCCAGTGCACCCGCGGCGGCATCTTCGCCGGTGGTGGCGCGCTGGGTGTTGATTGCTTGGGCGGCTAGGGCGGCGCGGGTGGCGGTGGGGAGGGTATTGATGTGGTACTCCCACCCCTTACCGACCGAACGCTTGCGCCGTTCGAGTTCGCCACGTTCACCCATTAGATTGACGCTGCGGGAATGTTTTGGCATCCCAGGCAATCCAGCCAGCTCGGCGGCGCTGTGCCACTCCTTATGGCTCATTCCATTTCCCCCATCATTTTTTTAAGCTCCCGAATCTTCCGGGTAACTTCTTCCTTCATACGCTCAAACTTGCCGAGCTCTGCGGTGAGCGTCTCTTTGCCAATCAGCAGCCGGCCACCGCGCTTGTCGGCCAGCCAGTTGCTGAACATGTGTGTCTCGCAGGCGGTCTCCAGCACGGGAACCATATAGAATGGCATGTTGTAGGCATCGCGCGCCTCGCTTGACCAGGCATCGAGCATGTACTTGCTCACATCGCGCCCTGTAAGGCGGCTCATGCGTGAGGCCACCTCGAAACGGTCACCCTCTGCGCCGTTAAGCGCCTCGCTCACCAGGTGTGCGATCTCACGCCCGTAGTCCATGCTGGCTGGCAACTGTGCAGCCGGTTGTGGCACCTCGAACAGGTCCAGAGTGAGTGTGTCTCTGCGATGACGACTCATGTCTATGCCGCCTCCTGCTTATGAACATTGCGCCCACGTTTGGGGGTGTTATTCTTTACTGTCTTGGAAATAGACTTTTTAGGGCGACCCATGCGGTAGAGGGGTAGGCCGTCGGCATCGTAACGCTCGGGCCATAGCACCTTGGGTTCCAGCTCCAGGGCATCGGCAATCACTTTCTCCATGCGGGGGTATGATTTGCAGAACGCCTGGTAGAGGCACTGGCGCGATACCCCGGCCTCTTCGGCCAACTGGGCCATCGACGAGCCGAGCATATGGATCTGATACTTGACCCAGGCACGGCGTTTGTCGGGGTCTCTGAGAAGCTGCCTTGTGGTCTTGTCTATCTTCATCATGGCTATAGACATTACTTCAAATATGAAGGCCAGTCAACAAATGTGAATAGTTCGGATTCAGATCCGATTGTTAGATGTGCAAAAATGAAGGGGCGTTTTTCTTAACTTATTGATATGACTAATAAAACAATAGAATCAGATCGTAATGTAGAGAATCGGATCGATGATCCGATTCTTGTGCCAGGTATCGGATCTCGGATAGCTGAAGTTTCAAAAATGTTGGGAGGGAACGCTGCTGCTGGTCGTGCGGCCTTCAAATCTGATATCCAGATAGGTAGGTATATCCGTGAGATGAGCATGCCAGGTATGGATGTAGTTGTTGGCTTGGCCCGTGCCTCAGGCGTTAACCTTGCATGGTTAGCCACCGGCGAGGGCCCCATGCGCCCAGGCGAGGAGGAGATGGCACCAGGTGCAATGGATGATGAGTTCGCCCTGGTTACGGTCTATAACGTGCGCGCCTCTGCAGGCCACGGGGCCTCCATCGACCAGGAGCAGCCCCTGTCTGAGATAGCCTTTCGGCGGGATTGGCTGACTCAAGAGGGCCTTAGCGTTCGGGGCTTGGCGGCAGTTACTGCAGATGGTGACTCTATGGAGCCCACGGTGAAAGATGGCTCTTTATTGTTGCTGGATACCAACCAGCGCGAGCTGGCGGGCAACCGTATCTATATCTTACGGATGGACGGGCACCTCTATGCCAAGCGCTTGCAGCGCCTGACTGATGGCTCAATTCGAGTGAGTAGTGACAATCCTGCCTATGCTGATGAGGTGGTAGACAGAGACGCGCTCGATAGCCTTGATATCATCGGGCGGGTAGTATGGATCGGGCGGCGCGTGTGAGTCGCATTTCATGTGTCTAACTATCAAACCGTCGCGGGTTTCATGCGTCGTTCAAGTTTTGTTAAATGGTGGCGTTGTGGATGTCTTAATCGCCGACTAGGGCGCGCCACTCCAGCTTTCGTCCCATCAAGCCCCGTCAAATCCCGCCCTATCCCATAATTCTCATTCCTTATGTCCCCTCACAGGCCCT